ACAATGGAGCAATGGCTACCTTGTTCTCGGCAGAGGAGCCCGATCGTCTCCGAGGTCCACAGCACGGATGGGCGTGGATTGACGAGCCTGCCTCAATGCCTCGGGGCGAGGATGTCCTATCCAACCTCCTCCTCGGCCTCCGACTCGGTCGCGAGCCGTGGGCGCTCCTAACAGGTACGCCGAAACCTGCCCGTTGGCTTCGGGCTCTCTCCCAACGCCCCGATACTCTCGTCACGACAGGATCGACCTACGACAATGTCGCCAACCTCGCTCCGGGCTTTATTGACGACGTCCTCGGACGGTACGAAGGTACTCGTCTCGGGCGACAGGAGCTACACGCCGAGTGGCTTGACGACGTGGAAGGCGCACTCTGGACTGAGGTCATCCTTGACCGAGGACGCATGACCTCTTTCGACATCGCTCAACCGTGGCAAGGCCTCAATCGCTACCTCTCGGATAAAGGCTCCCCGGCTGTGCTGGAGCGCAGGCCGTGGCGAGTCATTGTTGCTGTTGACCCTCCGGGCGAAACGGCAGAGTGTGGCATCGTCGTTGCTTGCGCCCCGACACAAGGCAGAGCAGGTATCGACCACGCTGTCATCCTTGAGGACTGCTCAATGCCCGGGCGACCCGAGGAGTGGGGCGCTCAGGTTGCCTCAGCGGCGAGACGCTGGAAGGCCGAAAGGGTGGTCGTGGAGTCCAATCAAGGAGGCGACATGGTTCGAGCCACGATCCACGCTGTCGATCCGATGCTCCGAGTTGAGAAGATTACAGCCCGTCTCAGCAAGGCAGCTCGAGCCGAGCCCGTGTCGGCGCTCTATGAGCGAGGCCTCGTCCACCACGCAGGTTTCTTCCCGATGCTCGAGAGCCAAATGGTCTCTTGGGTCCCGGGCGAAGGCAAGAGCCCGGACAGGATGGACGCTCTCGTCCACGCTGTCGCCTCCCTCCTCATCGCTCAACCTGTCGTACCCGGCTCCGTCCTATCCCCAACCTCAAGGAGAATCCCATGACCCCGTTACTCGTAGCTCTCGTTGCGCTGTCGACCTACCGACTCACTCGCCTCGTTACAGCCGACCGGATAACTCAACGACTCCGAGAGGCGATCCTCGCTCGCGGCGAAATGGTCGGTTATCTCGCGACGTGTGATTGGTGCCTGTCAATCTGGCTCGCTCCGATCCCGACCTCCCTCGCTGTCCTGTATCCCGATAACCGACTCGTCCTTATCGGGCTCCTCGCTCTCTCGGCCTCGGCGCTCACAGGCCTTATCGCCGGGCTTGAGGGCAAACTCGACTCCTAGAAGCTCGCCGACCCGGGCGAGATACTTGTTGCTCAATAGTTGACCTGCCGACTGTAGTCGGCTAACCTTATGAACATGAGCACAAGCCATACCAACCAGACCAAGTCAAACGAGCCACGCCCCGTGGTCGGATTGACACCGAACATCAACCGTTCTGTATCACAGATTGTCGGTCGCCTCGGCCTTATGCGTGGCGACAAGTACGGCCTGACGAACGGTTGGTTCCTAGATACGAGGAACGGTCGCACGATTGTTCGCTATCAAGACAAGTGCAAGACAGCCGAGCAGATTCGGAAGGATGTTGAGAACATCGCCGATGCGCTGACGAGCCGTGGCTACACGGTTGTCACGACTGGAACCAATGTGGAGGTCGTCCGATGAGCCTTGACGAACTTATCCAACGCCTCGAGGACATCCGAGACGAAGTAGGAGGCAATTACCCTGTTCGTGGAGCGTTCCAACCGAACTATGTCCTCCTTGCCGACATTGAGGCAATCACGACCGTAGAGACCGACAGCGATGCGAAGGGCGTGTTCATCGCCCTCGGCGATGGTCGTATGTACGGCAACAGTCACCACTACGAGGACGACTTCGTCTACTTAGACGAGGTTGAGGAGGATGAGGACGAATGAGACTCACACGTCGCTCACTCAATCACCCTTGCTTCAGAACGCCACGCAACGGACGCTGTTCTTGCGTCTGTGGCTGTACCCACCTCCTCGTCAATGACGAGAAGGACGAGACAGGCGATTGGTGCCACGCCTGCTACGGAGAGAAAGGACACGCCCCAACTAGAGGAGGCGAGTCCGGTCCCTTCCGAATCCACTTTGACACCGACCCAACACCACCACACGGCATAAGCCGACCAATGACAGGAGGCCTCGCATGAGGAACAAAGAACTCGAGAGGATCGCAACGATTCTCGCTCAACCGGGAGAGGAGCGAACGGACGGAGAATGCCTCGGAGAAGTGTGGCAGTTCCTCGTTGACTGTGGCATTGACCCTGACGACTTCCGACCAGAGGAGACAGCGCCAGCGGCGAGCCCGGCTGAAACTCCAAAGCAATTTGCCGTAGGGCAAGAGTTGTCTGTCCGGTCGCTCGGCGATTGGGATTGCGTCTTTCGCTTCACAGTCGTCAAGCGCACGGCTAAGTTCGTGACCCTCCTTTATCACGGCTTAGAACACAAGGTTGCGATTCGCCATTGGAGCGATGGAGTGGAGTATTGCTACCCTCTCGGCCTCCACTCAATGGCTCCGATGCTTCGCTGTGACGAGGTGGTGCGCTGATGTCACTCCCTCCTCGCTTTATCGCTCTCCTCAAGACGGCCTACGAGGCTCTCGAGGACGCACAGGCTCATGCCAACGCAACAGATCGAGCCGTTCTCGGTCGTGACCTTGACGACATCCGATGGAAACTCGGCGACTTCATCGCCTCCGTTGAGACTGAGGACAGATTGGACGCGATCCGATGAGACAGCAACGCCCTACCAATCAAGCCCCTAAGGGCACATTTGACGGTAAGACCTCAGCCGAGATAGCGACCCTTCTCAAACTCCTTGACGACGTCCCGTCAAGCGAGAACAGGAACCTCCTCAAGGCTTGGCTCACGGACGAGCTAGTGGCACGACATCCCGAGACTCAGGAGCCTCTTGACCTCTGGAGCGAGAACCTTGACGATCCGAGAACGATGACCGAGGTTCTCCTCGAGGCGCTCCCGGACGACGTGAGAAAGGCAATCTATGTCTGACCGATACAGCCATGAGGCCGTTGAGTTGGAGTTATACATCGTCAACGACCACGCAGTCCACAAGGCCTACCTACAGCCCTGCCTGAAGAACCTCGCCAAGCACCACGACCGAGGAGAGTTCTATCGGGAGAGAGGACTCCTCTCGCTGTCTCGAGTCGTCAACTCAGCGGCGAAGCAATACAACCTTGAGCATGGGTCAATGACGACAGCGTGGCATGAGTTGTTCCCGAAGGGCGACCGGGATCGAGTTGCCGAGAAACTTTTGGACGATTTCTTGACCGAGCTTCGCCTCGGCAATCGCTTCTGGGAGTAGGGCTACAGCCCGATTGACCCTCTCGTCACCACCCTTGACCCTCCGAGGGTGGTGGCGAGGGACAGCCCGGTTGGGTAGGGTCAATCTCAACGAGCCATAGCGCACCCCGACTCCAGAGCCATAGAGCCCGAGTCCTGCCCCTGTCCCCGAGAGAAAGAGCAACCATGCCCCATTTCTTCCGAGTCACCTCCCTCGCCCTAATCCTTCTAGTAACTCCTGTCTCTGTCGCCTCAGCGGCGACCCCGGCTTCGGTCTCTCCTGCCTCGGCTCCAATGCCCCAGACCTGCCCTCAACTTCGCTCCCTTATCAACGAGGTCGGCCTCCCTCCTATCTTCCTCAAGATCGCGTATCGGGAATCCCGGTGCCAACGGAAAGCAGTCGGCTGGAACTATCGCCGGGGCGCAGGTCCCGAGAACTGCAAGAACGCTCCGTTTAGGGACTACCTCCGATCCTGCCGACGTTACATTCGGTCATTTGACTCAGGCCTCTGGCAGGTCAACTCGACGTGGTATTCCGTGACGAAAGCAATCTGTGGAAAGACACCTCAAGAGGGCGCTCTATTCGATCCGAAGTGCAACGCTCGAGTCGCCAAGTATCTCTACGAGAATGGTGGCCTCAACCATTGGAAAGCGACCTCGGGCTCCTAGTCACACCCGATACCCCAAATGCTGTAGCATGACGGACGATGCCTGATCGCCGACCTCGTAACAGAACGCCTCAGTTCAACAGTCTCGTCGCTGCTGCTGAGATTATGCTTGCCCCGAACCTCGGCGTGAGAGCCTCTTCCCGGATCTCGGTACACGGCTGGCACCATGACGCTTGGGATTACTACGACACCATTGGCGAGCTTCGTTTCGGGGTGAACTGGATTGCCAATGCGATGTCGCGAGTCAACCTCGTCGCTGCTCGACCAGCAGACAGCCCGGGTGGCGACCCGATAATCATTGACCCTGCTGACCCGACTATTACCCCGGCTCAAAGACGAGCTGCCGAGATTGTCGCTCTTATCGCTGGAGGACAGTCGGGACAAGGCCAAATGCTCCTTGCCTTCGGTATCCACCTCTCTGTAACAGGAGTAGCTTGGGTCGTAGCCGAGCCTGCCCTTGACGATCCTCTCTCGGATCGCTTTGATACTTGGCTCGTCCTGTCGACTGAGGAGATCCGGGAAACTCGAGAGGGAACTATCGAGATTAGAACAGGCGAGAAGCTCTGGAGGAGACTTCACCCGAACGCAATCGTCGTCCGAGTCTGGCGCAAGCATCCCCGGCGTTCTTGGGAGCCTGACGCTCCTGTGCGTGGCGTTCTCGCTGTCCTCTCGGAGATTGACCTCCTCAACCGTCACATCCACGCCACAGCCACGTCGCGACTCGCTGGTGCTGGCGTTCTCGCAATCCCGTCCGAGGCCGTGTTCCCTCCCGGTCAAGGACCTCAAGCAGCTCAACCTGTCGACCCCGATGACCAGAACACCACAGCGCCAGAGGACAATTTCGTTGAGACTCTGATTGACGCAATGACGACTCCTCTCCTCGACCGAGGGTCAGCCGCTGCTGTCGTGCCTCTCGTCGTCAAGGTTCCCGGGGAACTTGTTGACAAGATCAAGCACCTCACCTTCTCGACAGACTTTGACGATCGAGTCCAGTCACTCCTTGACCAAGCAATCAAGCGCCTCGCTCTCGGGCTCGACATACCTCCCGAGATTCTGACCGGGACGTCGGCAATGAACCATTGGGGCGCTTGGCAGGTCGCCGAGGAGGCAATCACTCTCCACATTGAGCCCCTGTCCGAGACTGTCGTTCACGCTCTGACGATTGGATTCCTCAAGGCGGCGTTGACTGCTGAGGGCTATGACCCCGACGAGGCAATGGTCTGGTACGACACTTCCGACCTACGCACTAAGCCTGATAAGACAGCAAGCGCCCTCGAGGCCTACGACCGAAACGAGCTCTCAGCCGAGGCTCTGCTTCGTGAAATGGGATTCTCTCCCGAGGATGCTCCCGAGGACGAGGAGAAACGACGTGCGATTCTGCTCTCGGTTGTCCGAGGAGCGCCAACTCTCGCCCCAAGTATTCTCATGGACCTCGGCTACTTGTCTGCGCCCGAGATCGCAGAGGGAGTCGCTGTCGTCGAGGAGGCGAAAGCGCCTGAGCCCGAGCCCTCGGCTCCTGCCCCGACAGAGACAGCCCCGGCTACGCAACCGAACAGCGTTGACCAATCTGCTCTGACGGCCTCTTGCGACATGATTGTTCGCCGAGCCCTCGAGCGAGCTGGTTCTCGTCTCCGTTCGGCAGTCGGCAAAGGTCAGCCGGGAGGCGCTGCGTCCGTAGCCTGTCCCGATCCAACAGCACTCCACACCCTCTTTGACGCTACGGCTCACGCCGATTTCAGCAGTCTGCTGGAGGGAGCGTGGACCCTTGTCCCCGAGATCGCTGAACGCTACGGCGTTGACGCTGAGGCGTTGACTCTGTCCCTCGATACATACACTCGGGCGTTACTCGCCGCGAAGCAGGAGCATCGTTATGGACGGCTTGCCTCAGCCCTCGCAACTGCCTGACCCGAGAGATCGCCGGGAAACTGAAGCTTGGCTCGAGAACCGATCCGAGAAGCTCGCCGAGGCAATCGCTAAGTCACTCAAGAAGGTCGTCACGTCGGCCTACTCCAAGTTCCTCGCGACACTTCCCGAGACCTCAATCGTCTCCTCGCTCACGGCGGCTGGAGACCTTCATGCGTTTGACGGAATAGTCGGAGACTGGAAACTAATCTTTGAGAGGGAGATTGCTCCTGAGATCGAGGAGAGCTACCTGTCGGGAGCGATGTCTGCCTTCACTCAAGCGCCGGGTACGGATGCTATGAGCCCGGACGAGGTCGCTGCTTGGGCTCGAGTCACGAACGACCAAGCCGTCTCTTACATGGCTGACGCTACGAACCGTCTGACAGGAGTTGGAGAGACAATCTGGAGCGACGTCCGAGAACGAGTCACTTCGGCTGTCGCTTCGGGCATGAGCAACGAGGAGCTGAAGGACCAGATTGAGAAGCTCGCCGACTTCTCGGAGTATCGAGCCGACACGATCGCGAGAACAGAAACTATCGGGGCGTATGTCAATGGAGATTGGCAGGGCGCTCAACTCCTCGGAGAGTTCGGTCCTGTCGAGAAGGTCTGGGTAGCGACCGGAGACGCAAGAGGTCGCGAGTGGCATACGGACATGATGAGCGAGTCGATCCCGATTGACGAGCCTTTCGACGTGGACGGGGAACCGATGATGTACCCTCACGATCCGAGTGGCTCGGCCTTCAATGTCGTGAACTGCCGTTGCTATGTTGAGTTTCTCTACCCCGGCGACACTCGCCCGGACGGCTCCGTTATCCCTGAGCCCGGGACAGGAGACGAGGGAGAAGAAGCTCTTGAGGAGATTGCTGACGAGGAGTTGCCTGTTCCCGAGGTTCAGATTGGCGGCGAGTTTGTTCCCGGACAATGGGTTGAGATTACGCCCGAAATGCACGATCAACTCGTTGACACTTTTGTTCAGGGCAATAGTGGCAGGGTGGCTCTCGCCCAAAGAACAGAGTTAGCGAAGCAACTACAAGCGACCCCGAGAGTCGTCGTCAATGGCGACGTCCTCATCCTTGATGTCGCTGGAGTCAACGAGAGAGGCTGGAGAACCTTGCTTGAGTCGGTCGACGAATTGAGAGTAGCCAATCCACAATCAGGGCAAGGCGTTGTCATTCGAGTCCTTGACACGCTTCCGGGCTCTACGCCGAACGCTCTCGCTGATGCCACTATGGGCTACAGCGATAAGTCAATCAACCAATTACGGTTCAAGAAAAGTGTTCTTGAGGATCGGCGAACAGTCAAGAGTAGCTCCAAACGAGGCTGGTGGCAGGCAACAGCAACCGACGTGACGGTCAACGAATACACGATTGCCCACGAATGGGGTCACATCGTTGACAAGAGTCAAATGGCAATGACCGGACGAAAGGTCAACAAGGCGGCGCAACAATCTCGATTGCTATTCGTGGACGCAGGTCCTCTTCTGTCCGAGTACGGTAGATACAACGAGTTGGAGGGCTATGCCGAAAGCTTCGCAGACTTCTGGACGAGTCGAGGGAAGTCAACGAACCCGGCAACGCAGGCCTACGCTAAGGCATTCGGCTGGAGGTTGTAATGGCAGAGCAGATACTAATCGTTGACTCGCTTGAGGGTCCTAAGATAGTCGTCCTCAACTTTGGAGAGATGTCCAACGAGGAGTTGTCCGACTATGTCATCCTCGGAATTGAGGAGGCCGTTGACGAGTATTATCGTCGCGATCCTCGAATCGGATTGGCTCTGGACCCTTATGCTCCTGTCGAGGTTCCCGAGAACTAGCGATGAGGAGACTCCTGTCCCTCGTCAGTCTGTTTGCTGTCGCCTTCGGGGCATTAGCGCCGGGCTCGGCTCAAGCTTCATCGCCCGGGCTCCTCGTCACGGCCTACGAGATTGGTCAATTCCCTCCCTCGCGATCCGATACGGCGTATCCGATCTGTGGTTCTCGAGTAGACCCATTTATCAACACCCAATACGAGTATGACCCAATCGGTCAATGTGGGAGCGACTTCTTTCTCGTTCACTACACGGGCTTCGTGACTGTTCCCGAGGGCGTGGAGTCTGTTCGGTTCGCTGTCGGGAGCGATGACGGGAGCTACTTCACGATTGACGGGACGAGTTTCGGGAGGTGGGAGGATAAAGGATGCACGATTGACTACGCTCCTCGGCGCTCCTATCCGACTGGGACGTCGTTGAGTCTTGACGGTTGGGTCTATGAGCGAGGCGGCGCAACCTGCGCCATGCTGTTCTGGCAGTTCAACAATGACCAAGCCGATTGGAACATCGTTCCCCCAGAGGCCTTTACCGTTGACGCTGTCCCTCCACCAACCACGACAACCACCTCGACAACAACGACGACAACGACCACGACAACCACGACCAGCAGTACCACGACCACCACTTCGTCCACCACAACGCTCGCACCAACGACGACCTCGATCCCGGCGACAACATCGACCTACCAGAACCCAACTAGCACAATCATCCCGACCACGACCACGCAAGCGGCGAGCATCATCCAACCGACCTCGACAACACTTTCTGCCGTGTCCTCCATCCCGGCTACGACAGCAGTCGCCATAGCAAGCAGTAGCATCCCGAACGCCCCAACAACAATCATGCCCACGACCATAGCGCCCGGGACATCCTCAACGACGTCCGTTCCTGTTCTCCCGGACATGAGATCGGAGGAGGCTGTCGAGAAGGCGACCGATCCCGAGATCGTGGCGACCCTGTCCTCCGAGGAGGCAACCGAAGTGTTCGCCGCCATTGACGAGTCGGCTCTGACTCTTGAGGAGGCAGCTCTCATCATTGAGGCTGTCCAATCGGCACCGGACGAGGTTCGGGAGGCCTTTGAGAATGAGGTCAATGTCTTTGGAGGAAAGACTGACGATTATGTGCCTCTGTTTTCTAACATCCCGGTTGGCGAACGACGTACACTTATTGCGGCGACAGGCATGATGACTGTTGTTCCTCCACCCGTTCGCAGGAGATTGACATGAGTCGACATACAGAGTTTCTAAAGGAGAACCTCTGGGTCTGGGCTACTGCTCTTATCGTCTACCTCACGCTGTCGGGGTGGATTCGCTCGTTCGTCGGTTGGCTGTCGCTTGCCATTGTTGTCGTCCAGATTCTCCTTCACGTCGTGGGATCGGAGGACGAGTGAAGAAGCTCGGCTCGGTTCTCGGGATTATCCTCGCGATCTTCCTCGTCTCTGTCCTATCGGGCTGTGGCTATGACGGTGGATTCCGTTATCCGTGTCAAG